CGTTATTTTGAACTGCTCCACCGATACCGACCTTACATATATCTGAATTTGAATTGGGCAGAACTGGTGCATTTGCTGTTGGAGGCGTATTGTTAACCACTGTGCTGGACACGGTATTATCGCCCGCCCATGAATTTTGTATTGAAAAAAACATGAATATTATTGTAGCGACAGCACACAATAAATAAAAATAAGCTTTAAACATTTAACATCTCCATCTTTTTCTAGCTTGTCTTAACCTTGAATTAGGGTCCTTTGCGGCTTTTGGAAACTTTTTCATTTGTCCCGCACTTCTAGCACAGAACGACTTTCTTCTTTTCGCTGCTTTAGAACCAGGCTTTACTTTACCTGTCACAGCTGTTTTTAACTTAGAGCCGGGGTTGTCACGTCTATATTTAGCAACACCTGCCTTAGTCATTCCCGCCCCTTTTTTAGTGGGGCGGAAATATTTTTTTGTTCTTGGTGGCTGTTTGTCTGCCATTATGCAAATATGCAGGTCAATGAAGTTACGTTAGTTAATGTGGCATGTATTCTATCTTGAAATCTAATACCACTATCACCTATGTAAGTTTCAATCACTGCTGTAGCTGAACCTGGAGTATCGAGGTCTAACAAAGTTGACCCTCCGCTTCCGTCTTTTAAAACAATACTACCAGCAGATCCACCACATACAGCATGAACAGCTATCAGTCTTGCAGGTCCTGTTCCTACATTACCTGTTGCAGTAACTTTGGCCGATCTATAGTTAATCATTGTTTACTCCTATTCGTAACTAACAGCTCTGTCTTGAGCAGCCATTATGTAGTCAAGAGTTGTTACCTTAGTACCAGTTGCGTCACCTGACAAACTCATAGCGGCTAATTTTAGATTTGCTGTTGGAACGTTTGTTTGTGAAGTTCCTACTTTTTTTCTATTTATGTAGAAATCTACAATATCAGTTGATGTGCCTTTAATAGCTTTGAAACCCAAAGTAATAAAGGTGTCATCAGCTAATGTTGCTTTTGTTGTATCATCAAATGTTACAGTGGTTGCAGTTCCACCTGATTCAGTGACACCTGAGATTACTGCACTACCATCAGCTAACAAAAATCCAATAATGTTGTCTGATGCTAAAGCGTTTTCAGGGTTGGTTGCAAATGTTTCTGTTAAACCAACAAGAATATCCATTTGATCTGCATCAGATGTTTTAATTCTTGTTTCGAACCATATTGCATCACCTGCTGTTGTAGGTAGAGAAAAGATCTCATGCTTACCTTGAATTGAAGCACCATCATTTTCTGTAGTTGCTGTAGATGTTAGGGCAATCTCACCACCAGTAGCATCTGCCACAATAGCAGCACTAGCTCCTGAGTCTTTAACGATTGTCCATCTTAATGTTGTGTCAACAGCACCTTCATAGAAATCATCCATGTAGGTGAATTGATCAGGCCACATTGATTGTTTTAAATTCTCAAGGCTACCTCTAGCTGATGAGAATAATAGTGGGCCTTTAAAGTGTGTTCCAGCCATAATAAACCTCCTTGGTTGTATAGACCTTAACCATACAGTCTCTATACCGTCTGCTAGCTCAGTGGTGTATGGTCGTTATGCTAGACTTTCAATATGGCATAAAAAAAGGGCGCAGTCAAAGACATACGCCCTTCAGTATTAATTATAGTATTATGCACCTGATGTACCGAAGACACATCTAGGATCGGAGAAACCAAATGAGTATCTCTCTCTAGCTTTGTATCTTACGTTACCTGTATCAAAGTCACCTTCCATAGATGTTCTGATTGGTGAACGGTTAAACATTTTGAAACCGTTCGGCACGTCAGTTTTGATAAAGAATGCGTTAACGTCACTTAAGAAATGGTTAACTACATAACCCTCAGGGATCATACCCATGTTCTTAATTGCGTTAATGTCATTATCAGCTGTGCCTGTTCTTAATGCAGAAGCCATTAGTCTGTCAGCAGTAAACTGTAATTCTTTTGGAATAATTAGTTTTCTACCTTGAGCAGCGATCTTTAATCCACGCTCGTCTACGAATGCAGCGATGTCAATTAATGATTGCTCTAATGAAGTTTCATTAAGATCAGCGTCAGTTGCAAGTCTGTTGGATAGTGTTCCACCTTGTGCTAATGGGTGCTCTGTATTAATAAGTGACACACCATCACCACCAGGATTAGTTCCTGCGGCACCTGCAGCTGCAAAAGCGTTGTTTAAAACATCAATAGCTTTTACTTGTTTTGTGTTTGCCATTGATCTTGCAAGAGCTCTTGTGTATCTAGCAGCGAGTCTATCGTAAAGGTTATCTTCGATAGCTTCTTCTGTGATTGCAAAAGCTAATGCAATTGTTTCATGTGTATAACGGGCTGTAAACGCTTCGGTTGCTGTATCAAATGATACACCAGCACCTTCTGCTTTTGTTGGTGCGGAACCGAATCCAGCTAACATTACCTCTTCTTCGAACGCACGATCTGAAGTTTCTTCATCGAAAATTTCAGCGTGTTCGTTTTCGTACCTACTGTACTCCAAGCCAAACAGAGCGTTTAGACCTGGCTCTAACTCTTTAACGAGTTGACTTCTAGATATAGCCATAGTTTAACCTCCTATACGCCTGTTGTATCAGTGTACTGATGCTTATTAATTCTAACAAGAATGTTAGCGTTAGCAGCAGTATAGTCACTGTTATCTGGGTCTGTTGATAAGTCATACACAGCGAAGTTTGATGCATTACTAGTTGCGAATGTATCGCCGTCTAGTGCTACGTTTGAAATACCTGATTTGGTATTCCCTGCGCTGTATGTTGCAATATTAGCTGTAGAGCCAACTTGTGCTCTACCACCATTAGTATCATCTACTTTGACTTCAAATATTACATTTGGGTCACTGATAACGTTTGCAACTATGTCGTCAGCTACAATCGCACCTGGGTAATGGTTTTGAAATGTTGGTTTTTGTGTTGTTGGATCTGTGTAGAAACAACCGTTGAAAATACCAACAAGCTCAGCACCGGCAGATGATCCTCTTGAGATTGATCCGTTTGCATTCAGCACGACTGGATCTCCCATAAAGATGGAGTTTGTCTCGTTGCTAGCGATAGTCATTTGTTGTTGACCTTGTCCGTTATAAGCGGAACCCATCATTAGCACTGGACGAAATCCAAAATTACCGTTTTGATTTGCCATTGTTTTACTCCTTAAAAGTAAAGTTAATAAATGTAACTAACAATGGCTTGTAAAAAACTTATTCAGTCTTTTGTGAGCCACCGAAAGTCACCCTGCTTTGCCTATCAGGTTTGCTGATTGGCATACTGGGGTGAGCATCCTTTAGTAGATCATTATCAACTGCTTTTATCTGATCTTGAGTAAGACCTGAATAATAAGCATCTCGTTGCTTAATGAGCTCTTCAGGAATGCGAGCCAGCAATAAGCCACCTACTCCAATGACCCCTGCGTGTTTACCATCTTCAATTGTTGGTAATTGCCAGTCAGGATATTCGTCTGCTCTTACTAGCTCATAGCCCTCACGTAAACGACTAATCACGTTCTTAGTGTCCTGGTATCCCTGAACTTCTGCTCTTATCCAACGATGGATATAACCATCTGGCGCAGGCGGTGCATCAAGTGATGACGGTCTCTGCCAAACACGTTTACGTTGAGTTTTTACCCGCGTGTCAGCAGATCTTGAGGTTTTAGTTGTCATGCTTGACCTCCTTGTTTAACGTACTTTGCGTACTCTGTTAGTGGCACACCGAGTTTCTTAGCAATAGCGACTTGTGAGGGTGTGAGTCTCACGGTCTTGCTGCGTGCATTTTTAGAAGATGAACGATTTGCGCTTGCTACAGCCTGCACGGGTCTGTCATCAGCAGAAGTATCGTTCGCTTCAGCCTCGAACTTATGAGGAAATTCATTTTTCATGCGTTTATCAATCTCACTATAGTATTCTTCTGACTTCGGGTCAAATCCTTCTTGTCCCACAAGTTTTTTGTGAATTGATATGGCTGTGTAAGTCATGGCCTCGTCATTACCAAACCATGTATTATCATTAGCCCATTTTTCTGCACGTGGATCAGGTGGAGCTGCAGGAGCTTTAGGAGCGTCTGGTGTTTTAACCTCTGTCCCCTCTTCTGCTTTTGCACTGTTTCTAGCTTCACTTGCCCTTAGACGCTCTGCGTCTATTGTTAACTTAGTGAGCTCTTCTTGTGCTTCAACCTGAGCCTTAACATCGTTATCAGCAACAGCTTTTTGATATCTATCTTGTAAAGCTGCTTTTGAAATCTCTACTCTGTTTTTAAATTCATTTAAATAACCAGTGTCTAGATCTTTATATTTTTTATCTAAATCTGTGTATTGTTTTTTGATTCCATCTGCATATTCAATAGCAGCTTTTTCACGTCTTTCAGCTTCCCGCATTTTAGCAGTCAACTTATCAATACGTTTTTTTACGCTATCAGAATATTCGTTAAGATCTTCTTCGTTTGATTGTTCTTCCTTTTGCTCGGCTTTTACCTCACGAACGGAAGTATCCTGTTCTTGTTCTTGAACTTCGACTTCGTCTTGCTTCTGTTCTTCTTTTATATCTACATCAACAGGATTGCCTGATGTATCTATATCTACCATTTTTTCCGGCATGGGCCATGACCTCCATGAGTCTATTTATATGTTGCATGTAATATGTCTTCCGGATCATCAATCACTGCTAAGACCTCATCATCGTTCAAAAGTCTTAACTCCCCACCATCTATTTTAATCCTTGAGCCTGCGTACTTAGCAAAAAGAACCCAATCTTTTTCTTTGCACCAAGGGCCTTCAGGAAACCTTTCTTTATCTTTATATGCATCTGGACCAATTTTCAAGACTAATCCTACATTAGTTGTAAGTTGAATTTCTTCTTGAGCCTTGTCTGTAAGATGCACACCTCCCTTTGTTTTTCTCACACCAGTATGTGGCATGATTAACATGCGCCAACCAGTTGGCTTTGGAAGCTTTTGCATGTCTGTCATTTCTTTAGCTTTCTCTTCTTTTTTAGCTAAATAATCAGGTAATATTAGTTTACTCATTTTCTTCGAACCTCTTCATTGTTTCTTGCATTTCTGATTTTGTTGATCTTAGTGCTTCTAGCTTGCCTGTCAAATATTTATATTCGTCCCAATCCTTTACACCAGAGGTTAACATCTCCAATAGATCAGCTTCTCGTTCTTCAATTTGTTTTTTGAAGGTAGTGAATAATTGAAATATATCCACTATTTCTTTTTAGTGATAAGGCCCATAGCACCTTTTGCTCCCTTGATGCCAAAGCTCGCACTACAGGCGATGTATAAGAGGTGCTTATAGTAATCAGGGAGTGAGTGTAAGGCTTCAAAACCAGCTTTTATATGTGGTGTCCATCCGGGTATGAAGACTGCCACCGCCGGAACCAACAGGCATATTAAAATTAGCTCGTCTTTCCAGCTCCCTTTCATTTGGTCAACAGCAGAAGCCTCCCAGCCAATTTTTCCGGCGATCTGCTGTTCTTTGAGAGACTTCTGTGCTTTGATTTCTGTTAATGCTAATTCAGCTTTTGCCTTTTTAGTCTCGACAAAACCTTTGACCGCATTACCAACTAAGTTTGATAGGGGACCTACTAAGAGATTAAACATTAGTGACTATTAAGTAGATAACAACAACAGCTGCTCCACCAACTAACATCTTTCCTTTTTTATTTAAGTTGTCCCATTTAGTTTTTAGGGATTTAATCATTTCCATTAGAATACTCCTTTAAATGGTTTCTTCTTTACTTGCACTGCTTTTTGACCTTGAGTCTTAGACTTTGCAGGGTCAACCACAGGTGACTTGTAAGGAACTTTTTTACCGTCAATAACAGTATTATTATCTGTAGCTTTGTCCATTACTTTTTCCCCTTCCTTACTGTTTGTGCTGCTCTTCTAAAGTTAGCTGCAGTAGGTGCACCCTTGGCACCTTTCTTACGCATCTTACCACCACGTTTTCTTTTAGCATGTATGTTTGCGTATAAACCTGGTCTAGCCATAATTATCTCTTTTTAATTATTTTACTTGTGCCCTTCATTTGCATACCGACTTTAGCTTTCCTAATGACTCCGCCTCTTTTTTTTAACTTTAAAGACTTGGGATTTCTATTTGGCATCATTTTTTTCATAGCTTCATCAAACTGTGTTTTTAGGTCATTCATATCAAGATCACGTATTGCTTGCTCAACTTTAGGGTCTTTCAAACTCCCTGGCACTGATATCATGACTCCACTTCTTGTTTTAAAAGTTACCATCATTTCCTCCTTTTAATCAAAGGACTTGTGCCCTTCATTTGCATTCCTACTTTAGCTTTTTTAATGACACCACGACCAATGAGAATATCCTTCATTGTTACTTTGCCGTCTTTATTTAAATCTGGAAAACTTTTCTTTTTCTTCTTTTTTACTTGCTTACCTTTTTTTAAACCCTGTGCTTTTAGTTTAGCAGTGGCCTCTGAGAGTCCACCGTCTTTGAGAAGTTTCATCTGTTTGGCTTGTGACATATCCTCTGAGCCACCCATGATCGCTCTAACTGCTCTATCATAAGCAGGTTTTGGTAAAGTTTTGTTGTCTAATGATCTTTTAAGAGCGTCAAGAATCATTGATTGCATTCCTGATCCGCCAAGTTTTTTTAAATTATCTGCCATGTAAAAAAATTACATTATTTTTATCTTAATGCAAGTCTCCCCTTTTAAAGTTTGGATCCATGTTCATCTTTGCCCACTCGAATAATGCATCAGCTTCATCTTTGTTCAAGTACAACATGTAAAGTTGTCGGACTATTGACAGGTATGCACTAGCAACGATCAGCGGATCGAACTCTTCTGTGATGTATTGAAGGCTATTGTTAGTTTGATCACGAATAACGGTCTGCAAATCCTCCATTTGCTCCGGTGTAATCGCCTTTAATTGATGTTTAAGTCCTTTTGGAACGAGTTTTTCCTGCTTTGGAGAGGGCGATTGCAACTTTTTGTTTTTGTGCTCTTTTTTTGCCATGTTTTTTTGCTGTTTTCTTTAAAATTTTAGGTGGATTGTCTTTAAGTTCTTTAAAAGCTTTCTCAACGGACATTTTTCCCCCATTTGCCCTCATTTGTACGACATTTTTCATTAAACTGCTCATGTAATTCGCAGGTGTAAGCCTTTTTTTACGACTTTGTTTTTTTACAAGCTGTTGTAGCTGTTGAATTTGTTGTCTTGTGAGCTTTTGTTGTACCATTACCCCTGTCTCCTCTTTAATTGATCACGTGTTATTGCCATTTTTTGCCTGTATTCAGTCATGTCTTCGCTCGATTGTATCTTTTTTTCTGTCAAGTCTCTATCTTGTTTTAATTTTTCCTGATCTAACTGAAATTGCATCATTGACTCTTGTGCTTTACGTTGTATTTCTGCACCGCGAAGCTCAAGTTCTTTATTTTTAAGTTCAACAATAGGGTCTTGACCTTGTTGCGTTAATCCTTCTTGTTCCTCTTGCACCATTTTATTTGTTAAAACCGCAATAATTTGTGCAATTTGATTTTCAGCTTCATTTTGAATTTGTTGTAATATTTGTGGTGGGACCTGACCACCCATTTGTTGTGCAATTTGCATCAACTGTTGTTGAACAACTGCTTGTATCTGAGCTCTTGCAGCAAGTGCAATATGTTCTGACACATGACCTTGTAGTATTGCAAGGATCGCTACTTGTGATTTAACTAAAACAGATGAGGCGAAAGATCTATGTGCCTCAATGTGAGCATCATGATTTTGTTGAATGAAAGCTTGTAGCTGTGCTCCTTTCAGTGCCTTTGCGTTTTCTACACCAGGGTCTTCTGGCATTGGTTGACCAGGAACTGGTAATATGTTTTCAATCTGTTGAACACCTAAAGCCTCATACATTCTTCGATACGCTTCATAAATGTTATGTATCTCAGGTTTACTTTGAGCTAATTGTAACTGCATTTGTGCCATCGTTACCCTTTGTGAAACTGAAAAGATATTTGGATCTGAAACAGGTAACACATCAACTTTTTGATCAAAGTCCATTGCTTTGACAAAAGCGTCTCCGCCTGCAACATTGTATGGATACATAGGTGGTAAGTAAGTTGCAAAAACTTTCGATAATAATTTAAATTCTATTCTTTGAGCATAATGTAATCTTTTATGAATCGCTGACATGACCTTGGTGCCACGCTCTAATAATGCCATAGTTGTACCAACAGGCATTTCTGTAGAACCACCCTCTGCTATTTTCATGTCTGCTATGGAGGCAAATCTTCGACCTGCGTCGACGCAGAATCCTAAAAGATTAAATAGTGTTGCAGAAGGCTCCTTGTAAGGAAGAGGTAATAATGAATCTCTTAATATTCCGTTAGGCGCATCAACATCTCTAAACTCTCCTGGTTGTAGAGGTTGATCATCGTCCCTTATTCTGAAACCACGAGACTTGAACCCAGCAGGTAAATTTGACAATGTTCCTGAATCAAGCAATTGACGAAGAGCAGCAGTTGCAGTTCGTGTAAGACCACCCAACATGTGAATAAGACCAAAGCCATAGAAACCAAGACCGGGTAAGAATTTGTAATGAACGAAATATTGAATTTTTTTCTTAAGCGGATCAGACTTATTATAATTTCTATAAATAGATAATATTTTTCCAGAACCTTCATCGATAGTGACAATATACGGTACTTTAATGCCTGACTCTTCTTCAAAACCTTTTAAGTCTAACAAGACGTGCATCTCTAATAAAGTATAATCTTGATAAGTTTCTTCTTTTTTTGTTCCCTCTAAATCATCATACTTTTCTTGAATGTCATCCTCAGCGTCATAAGGGTTGATTGAAACGTCTCTATAAAATCCAGACACTTGTTGTTTCTTAACTTCATTCTCTGTCATTTTAACAACATGAGTTACTCGCTCTGCGGATTCAAGATCTGATGTCATGTACGGAACTACGAGATCTTCAGCAGCTATAAACTTTGAAACAGCCCTAGCCATGCCTCCGTCATAATAAATTTTTTTAAATGCAGATCCTGCTAATGGTAAATGAAATAACATTTGATCTAACTCAGGATCGTATTCCTCCATTACATCAGAAATGTAATAGTTCATAAAATCTTTTACTCGCTCTGATTGTGCTTCTATTTGTGGAGTGCTTGCTCCGATAATTTGAGTTTTTACTGGGCCACCGGCAGGTAATAATTCTTTATAAGACTGCGCTTGAAATTGAACAACGGACTCTGATAACAATGGATGATAAACTCCACTGGCTCCAGCAAAAGGTCTGGTTCTTTCTTCATACTTAAATCCAAGTAAGTCTAAACCCTTAGTATATCCTGTCTCCCATTCTTCACGAGAACTTTTGTCAGTGTTGTAGTCTGATTGCAAATCGTTTGACAAATTTTCTAAATCATTGTCATCTAAAAATTCTGCTAAGTTTGCACCAAAAGAAAGACTCTCTTGTGCTTCCTCCTCTGGATTAACTACGACGCTTCCGTCATCCTCTTCTAAAAATTTTCCATCAGGATTCTCTCCTTGTAAATTTATTTCTTGTCCAACTTTTTCTATTTGTAATTCTTCAGCTGGATTAATCGCTTTGTCTATATTATCAACCATTTATGACCTCATCTAACGAAACTAAACTAGAGCTCCATACTTGTCCACCACTTTTACGTTCGACGTAATTTGATAGAATGTTCTCTATGATTTCTTCTTTGTTATCTCCTTGGATAGAGTCTATCATAGGTTTAAGATCAATAAACCCCCAGCCCTCTCTTATTCCAGGATTAGCTCTGTCAAATCTTCTGCCCTCCTCAGGAAAATAAGAATTATCAATAGGAGATAAAAATCTATCATTCTCATCTTTTGCACCTTGCTCATAAAGAACAGGAGCTACAAAATCCTCTCCATAAATCATGTTACCTAGTTTACTTATCTTATCAACAACGACCTCTGCAGCTCGGTACATATGGTTTTCTTTAGTTTGTTTTGAGCTTCCGTAAAAATCAAACATACCTTGAGTTTGCTGTGGTGAGTGATGTGTTGCAAGAGCGCTATCATGATCTGCATAATTTGCTGGATCACTTTCTCTAGCGAATTGTATCTGTGTGCTAACCTCTCCAGGCACCCATGATACTTTATCAACTCCTTGCCTCACTGAATCAAATATAAATTCATAGATAGCTTTTTCAGCATACTCTTGAGGACTACCTACATAGGGTGTTACTCTACTACTTGCACCCTCTACATTTTCAGTTCGTATTCTATCACCTTTAAATAAATTCTCTCTAAACTCATTTAATTTTTTAACATATTTTAAAAGTTCATCTGATCTTGTGTTTTTTTCTAAATATCGTTCAACATTAGCTGCTGGAATATTGTCAGTCATTATTGCATCCCCGCCAAAGTAAACATCTAAAAAAGCTTTCATCACAGGGCTACCTCCTGCAATAAATTCTGTGTCTTTAGCGTTTCGATATATTTTATATTGTGATGAATCAATTGTGGCAGGGTTAATAGTGCCACCAGCAGAGTTTTGATACTCTCCGTCAGGAGTTCTGACATAAACGAGTGAAGGATTGTCTTTATCTTGAAAAGCAAAATCAGTTCCTGCTCTCTCTTCGTCATAGCGCATCATTGAAAAAATTTGATCTAACATATCTTTTTCACCATCATTCAATTTAAAAAAGTTTTGTAAGTTAGGGAGTTTCTCGTTTGCAAATTTTAAATTTTTCTCTGTCAACTCTTCTCCCTTTAATGCTAAAGAAGGATCGTAGTATTTATTTGATTTTCTTATGTTCTCTTCATGATCAGATTGAACTTCGATAAAATAATTAATTGGACCATTGTCACCGTTAAGTTGACCTGTGCGATAGTGAAAAGCATCTGTCATGTTAGGTAAAATAAGATCACCCCTGTAATGTGTTCCGCCTGGAAGTTTTTCTTCAAGAGCTTCTCGTGGCAGACCTACCACACCTTGAACGTCATAGTTGGTTGTTCCTATAACTGCCATATTAGAATATGTCGGCTCTCTTTCTCCAGTAGGAATCGACATTCCTGTTTGCTCCACTGGGACAAGAGCGGTCATAACATTGCTGTTAAGGTTTCTAATTATTTCATTAGCTAGAGCTAAGTAATTAGCTCTTTGTTCTGGTATGCCCTGTTCTATACTATACTCGGGACTAGGAGCGTCTGCTCTTATTTGATCAAAGACAGTCTGTAATCTATTTTGAAACTCCCTACCCATAGCAGCTTGAAACTCTATTCTATCATTAACTGATATGTCCCCCTCATCTCGTTCCGATAAAATTATAGAGTCTTTGAGATCTAAGAGATATTGATTAAGCTCAGGAAAATATTTACCAGTAAACTGGTTAGTTGAATAAGGTGCTAACTGTTCAATAGCCTCCTCCACTTGACTTAACAATGTTCCATAATTTGATTTAGCACCGCCAGTGCCTCTATCATATCTAGTTTTTCTTGTGTTAGGATCTAAAGCACCCCCCTCTTCAATTAATCCTAAGAGGTCTGTTTTAGTTATGGGTACGTCTGGGTTTTGTTTGTTCGCTCTTAACAATATAAATTCAAGACCTGAGGTTCTCAAACTTGCAGGGTCATAAAAATCTGCAAAGGGTGTGTTAGGGTGATTTTTTTTCATCTGCCTTAGATCATTGTAAACTTGTGTAGGTAGCTTGGCATAATCATCTGGCAACAAACTGATAAAAGCTTTTAAGTTACTGACACCTCCCCGGTTCTTATCAATGTTGTATAACTTGTCTTCATGAAATTGTTGAAGCTCTGATAGATTTCTTTTACCTGCTTCAAGATAATCTTGGTCACTGTAGACGGTGCCCATAAACTCAAATTGATTTCCTACCTTAGTTTCTGGATCGTCAAGTCCTGCTATGAATTTAGTGGCTATCTCTTGTACGGTGGGGCCGTACGTTTGAATAGCTTTCTTTAACAAAAAATCTTTAACCACTCCAACAGGGTTTAGTCTTGTAAATTTTTTAAAAAGAGCTTTGTCTTTATTGATTTGTTCTGCGTTCTTTTTTCGAAACTCATTTATATTTTTTTGATCAGAGTTTAAAAAGTCACGAATAGTATCTAAGAAATTGCTTGCCTCTTCATCCGTGACTCCTTCTAAACGAGACTCTGCTATATCTCTTGCTGTTTTTTCTGCCTCTGAAAGTTCCTCACCTATCTGTTCTTGTTCCGGTGTCCGTGATTCAGGCCTAGAGTCTAAGAAGCTGACGATGTCTTTTAGTCTGTCAAAGATTGACATTAATAATATTCCTCAGAGCTGTGGTTAACTGGTTCATCCTCAAAGTCATCAGCTAGCTCAATCCAACGACCCTGTCTAAATCTCATCAATGCTTGTGTCATGGAGTCAACTAAATCGTCGTGCTCACCGTAAGGAAAGGCAGCGCACTCTTCGATTACTTCTTCTGCCCAGACTTCATCTGGGGCCCATACTACACCAGACTGAAATAGTGGTGCTACAGCATTAACTCTGCTCAACTTATCATTGCCTTTAGAAGGTGTAAAGTTGATAACAGGAATACCACGCATACGAAGTTCTTGCGTTAACGGCATACCTGTGGCTTTTGCTTCAATGACCACGGACTCCGGTTCCCAATACTTGTAGCTGTCATATGCAATCTCTTTCATCTCAGGAAAGTCCCACCTGCCTTTTTTCATATCAAGCAAAATTATATTAGGTGTTTTTTCGTCAGGCATAAAGATACCCCATGTAGTGATAGCGGAATAGTCCGCCGTTTCTTTTTTACTAAATGCAGTATCATAAGATTGTATCACGTGCATCAGACCAGGCATCTGTGACTTCTCCCACGTTTGCCACCACTCTCTTTTGATGATAGCTCCTTCTTCTGCTGTAGGATTTTGTTGCCACTGTGCATTCCATTTTGCAACAGAGATAGATGCTTTGACAGATTCTAATTCTTCTTTTTGCCAATACTCTGGCCACACAGGTTTATCGGAGGGTAAGATCGCCGGAAACTCTATAATCTCCCATTGGTCCGCTTTCGGTTGTCCTTGAGCCTTGATCAGTTCTCCGGTGATGTCTTTTGTATTCCAACGAGTCATAACAATCACAATAGCACCACCTGGCTGTAAACGCTGACGAGGACCAGAAGAATACCACTCCCACGCATTCTCTAACGCTGTAGCACTAAGTGCATCTTGTTCGGAGTGTGGGTCGTCGATAATTAATAGATCAGCACCACGACCGGTTATTGCTCCACCGACACCGGCAGAGAAGTATTCACCTCCGGCGTTTGTTTCCCAACGACCTGCTGCCTTGGAGTCCGCCGATAATTCCATGCCTGGAAAAACGTTTTGATAATCTTGTGTGTCGATTAAGTTTCTGACTTTACGGCCAAAGCGTTGTGCTAATTCTGCCGTGTGTGATGTTTGAATGATCTTGAGTCGTGGTTCACGGCCCATCATCCATGCTGGAAATAAGAAAGACGCAAATTCAGATTTAGTGTGTCGTGGTGGCATATTAACAATAAGTCTCTTGATTTTCTTGGAAGCGATAGCTTCGAATTTTTTTGCAATAATTTTGTGGTGATTACCAGCAATAAACTCTGGCCATACAGTTCTAACAAACAATAAGAAATCCTCTTTCTGTTTGCCTTGTAACTCTAAAATTTTTTTTCTAAGTACGAGTTTCTTTAGGGCCTCTTCTTGTTCAAAAGGGGTTAGGCCCTCAATTTGCATTCCCATTGAGTTTTTATATCAGATTGGGTCCCCTATTCAAAAGTATTTTGTGGAGGTTGTGTATGTGCAAATCTTGACTTCATGTTGCATTATAAAGCAACCGCGCAACACAAGGGGGTGCTGGGGGGAGATTTTAGATGGTCGAGTTTCGGAAATTTTTGGGACTACTAGATATAGTATGTAGAAGTATAGCGAGGCACAAGATTGTGTGGGCTGGGCATAAAAAAACCACCACCTGTAAGAACAGGTGGTGGTCACAGGTGCTGATGCTACTGGCTATTTATTAAACTGTTTAGTTTTTCAATAACCCTAGATGAAACATCAGTTTGTTGATTAGTTGGTTTATTAGCCAAGACTGAAACCAAAACCCTAGCCAAGTCTTGCTTTGACATTTGGTTATTGGTTAGCCAAGTTAATAGAACACTCTCAAGAGTATTAGAATAAACCCAACCAAGCAAATCACTTTGCCAATTAACATTAGTGTTATCATTTTGATTATCCATTTCTGTATTAGCATTTTGAGTTGGTAGGTTTAAGAGTTGTAATAAATTGTCGTTTGGCATTACAACACCACCTTATCTTGATAGTTTGGTATTAAGTTCATAACATTAGAACGCAAGATTGAGTCTTTGCATTTTTTCTGTTGCTTAATACTTGAGATTAAAGGCTTTGGTGTAAACACATTAATAGTCTGTTCACTACCAAACATTTCTTTCATTTGGTCATCAGTAAAACCAAACTTCTCTTTAATGAAAGTAGTCATCTTACTTTGAGATAAACCACCTTGTCTTTTCTTATGGGAAAACTGAAACTCATCACCCAATAAGAAACCATGATACTTGCCACTCATAAAGGCAAGTTCTTTACGACAGCTTTCCTGCCATTCCTTAACAAAAATAGATTTAAGAATTGACAACCTTGCGTAGTCATCAATCTTATTTCTATCTTCTTTACTTATATTCTGCATATTAGCATTCTCTCTTTCTATACTATTTAAAGTATGTTTCCATTATGCATATATCCTAACTAATTGGAACATTTAAATATAAGAAAAAAATCTTTTCTGTGGATAACTTTTTTTTAAAAAACAAGTTGTGCGAAGCACCCAAAATTTTTTTTTCTTGGTTTATAAAAAAGTTTTCCGCGCTCGCGGCTTTCTTCTCCTATATTATAAGCAAAGCAAAGCGTGGGGTCAGACCTCTCGGATTTATAAAGGATCTTTGATTCAGGAAAACCTGGGCTGCGAGCTCCCACCTTACATTATAAAAATGGCGAATCGTGGGGTCAAACCAAGAGGATTTAACCCAACTCCCGCTCGCGCCGGGAAAGATCTTTATATTAATAGATTTGATTGACCTGGGGTCTGACCTCAGGGATTTCCAAGGATTTGACAGCGTCCGCCGCCTCATTGCCTAAGTAGAACAGGCAAAACAAAACAAAGACTGTCACCGCCTGGGGCCTGCTAGCCCCAAGCAACCAAAAAATTGCAGTAAATAAAAAAGCTTGGATCAGCATTCTCGTCCCACTATTCCATCCGCTATGGTCTGCCGGATTCCATGACCGTGCCAGGGCTCCTGTTCAACCCTGAAACAGATATCACCTGTGGCATGGTCCTCCCACAAACGCACCTTTATGCACCCTTCCCAACTGGCTGCAGTTGTTCCGATGCTGTGATGGCCTCTGGCCGTGGGCACTGTTCTTCGTGCTGATTCGTTAATTGTTCCGTAAAATTTGCTCATTTTTCTACCTTTCTATGTATATATATAGTCCCAACATTACCCAATGTCAAGAGCTAATGTCCAGAAAAATTCTTGGATGACCGCGAGCGCCGGGGAACTTCTTTATATTAACGAGCCGGCAAACAGTGGGGTCCAAATCCTAGGGATTTATCTCGGATCTGCCTGGAGCTGCGGGCCCGGTGAACAACTTACCGTAACCAGCGTGCACCAACGTGGGGTCCAGCATCAGGGATTTTTGAATTTCGGTCCACGGTAAAGGATCATTGAAGCATGCCAGGTGAGCCTGGGACTTGTATCCATCCTTAACACAATCATGGACCACGTGTCCTGGAAAAATCTTAAGGGATCTCTTAGAGAGGCTTCTCACAAGTATATAATTGGGTATGTTATACTCAGATAGCTTGAGATTTATAGCAACTTGCACTGGAGACAGTCCAATCTTGTTAATCTTTGTACACTTCAATTCTGCCCAGAATGTACCAGGCAAACCCGTCTCTTCATGTTCATAAAGACCATATAAATCAGGTAAACCTGGTGTCGACCAAGAGTCTATTTTTAAGAAGTGTATTTTGTTACAATTTGATCTTAGTGTTGTAGTAAATCTACCTTCAGGTTTCCTCATCTGTTCCTTTAAATCTACCTTTCTCATCTCTGTTTCCATCCTGCTTTTTTAACCAAGCAGCTCTATCTAATTGAACTCTGCAGTCTCCGTTATCAAAAACATATAACAGTTTTACACCTAACTCTTTTTGCTCTGCTGTCAATACTCTGTTGATCATTTGCTTGGAGCCCAGAGTGTCTTTGTTGTTTCTAAATCCTGCAAGCTTCACATCAAATAATTCCACATGTCCCAAATCATCAATGGCAACAAGATCGATAGGACCTGTGCCAAAAACATTGCTATAAACATAGTAGCCTTTCTCGGATAACCAAAGTATTGCTCGTTGATGTGCCCAATTACCCTTGAGATGTTTGTCGTTCGTTACCATCGATTATCACCGGTTTAGCCGTTTCACCTGATAATCTTTTTTCAAGCTCATTAATTTTTGCATCGACTTCCTCCATACTCATACTATCAATAGTTCCATACTTTATTTCTTTCTTGTCGATGTAAAGTCCTGCCACCTGACCTCTATTCTTTTCAGCTACAACTGCTGCGTTCCAGTTACCTGCCTCTTCTGCTTTTGCAGACAACTCATACATTCTCTTTAAATGCTTGTCATAGCTTACTTCATATTTTCTGTAAAACTGCACTCTGTAATGATTAATAGCGTCAACAACCTTTGGAAACATTTTAGGGTTTTGCATATTACTAGCCTGTTGTCTTGCGGTCTTCTCAGAAAAACCACACTCAATAGCTATTTGTGTTGCTGTCTTTCTACCTTCATACAAGACTATCAATTGTGCAAACTTAGCTTGTTTTGGGGATAGTCCAGGAAAGTGATCAAACCTTTCTTGTAAAGTGGTTGTAACGTCTGTAACGTCTGTTCTTGTCATTGCAATACACTTTAGGCTAAAATTAAGCTATTTCAATACTCAAAATATCCCAACGTAACGTTACGTTAGGACTCCACGTTACACTCACGTTACACCTTAAAACCCTGATAAATAATACTAATAGTAATATATTAATAATGTTACGTAACATTTCTGCTAATTTATTTTTTTATTTTTGTATTTATATTTATAATACTATATGCACACGTTACAGCTTTGAAGCACAGAAACTTGACATGTAAATATTGCCTGCTGGTTCTAAATCTTTCCACAGATAATGAGCTCTATATTGACAATCAATCAGTTTCTCATATGGTTCCTGGTCCATGGTCAATTGTTGGCATCTATTTTTTAACTCCATGCTTGGATCGTTGATACATATCCAAACTATTAAGAAATATTTCATACTTTCAATATGCAATTTATCCTATATTATTGCAACGAGATTCGTGGACGCAGTTCCTCCTATTTTCTTCAAGTGTCTCCGCAAAGATACAGACAGCTTGTTCACGAGTCTCAAGAAAATGAGAGAATTATGAATCATAAATATTTTACAATACCAGGCTGGTTCAACATGCATGAAGCATATGACCTGCTACTTCATCACTGTGAAGACGGAGATGAAATTTTAGAGATAGGACCCTTCATGGGTAGATCCACATCTTACCTGGCAACTAATATTATTAACTCAGGTAAAAAAGTTCATGTTTATGCATTAGATACATTTACCGGTAGCTCTGAACATGTAAATTTAAACATAGGCTTAAAAGGATACTACGATATATTTTTAAAAAACTGTCAAGAATATATTGACAAAGGCATACTAACTCCTATTCAAAGCAGATCGGACGACGTTAATACTTTAGCAAGATTTGCTGATAAACATTTTCAAGGTATTATCATAGACGGTGCGCATGAATATGAAGCAGTGATGGATGACATACTTAACTGGTGGCCCAAACTTAAAGACGGCGGGTCCATGGTCGGTGATGACATGTCCTTACCTTCTGTACAACAAGCTGTAAAAGATACACTCAACTCAGGCAAATGTGATGATGCCAGTGGTACAGATTACATCATTGGTCGTGAACAATGGTTTAGTGTTTCAAAGAAAGTGGAGAACCCTATATGTTCCAAGCTGGTGCCTGGACAGAATACTTTAGTGAAATGAAATTTAACCTGAAGACTTGTCCGATTGTGATAGTCCGATGGAAAGACGCAACCGAGCCTTTTTCTGGCTGGGTAGAATTTAAAGACATAATAAAGAAGACGGCAGCCGGTTGTTTTTCAATTGGTTGGCTTGTCAAAGACACAGACGAAGAGATGTCATTGATGGCTGACTGGTGTGACGATGATTCTCAAGAGGGAGGAAGGGTTGCAATTATTCCCAAAGGTATGGTAAAAGAAGTAAAGTATTTAAAATACCATGATGCTAAAAGATATAATTAAGCAGTTAAGGGTGTTTGAACAGAGGACTGACTCAGGTGGTCATGACATGGTCTACGAAGTAGAATACAAAGATGGTTCAACAGAAAGATTTAACCATCGAGAGTGGAATACTATTGTAGCGAATGGAAAACAATTTTGGGACAGACACCTGAAGAATAAATACTTTGAACAGGGACACGAAGGCCTATATTAGGCCCCGTTATCCTCTTCAGATTCCTCTGTATCATCCTCGCATTGACAGTGCTTTACAGCTAGTAATTCATTGTGTAGGTAAGCTATCGCTGCTAATGCCCCCTCATATTTCTCTTGTAATTCTTCCATTTTGACCTCCTTTTTTGACGAAAAGCCAATATATAAAATTACAATCCTAACAGCAAATAATCTTTGCTATTGACATGATCAGTGTTTCGTGATCCGTGCGTCGTCTTCCTTAATCATCTCTTTCAACCAGTCCGGAGCCTGCTTTCGTATTGCTACTTCTATTAAATTTTTTAGTTTCATTTTTTCTATTTCATCTCCGTTCGTGGCTTTATCTACCCTGTCCGATCGTAGAAATTTTTCTATCGTCTCGTTGATTTCTTTTTTAGTCATTGTGCTACCTTTCTTTATGATGTCTCTCCATCAGTCACACCACATACCTGTGTTACGAGGCTACAGACCAGGTGTCGACCCTTTGGATTAGGGTGGGATTGATAATCCGATGACAAGACTATCTCACTTCACACTCTTTTCCAAACTTTTTATATATTTTTCTAACGCAAGAACCGCCTCGGTCACATTGCTGTGAGCGATATCTTTCGTTATGTAGTCCTTGACAATTTGCATTGCCTGGCTACCGGTCATGAGCATTTTGAACATGTTCTCTCCTTTCCGGCCTCGCCAATCCACGCCTCACAACACCATACCCCAATCTACCGCAATCGTAACCCAACGAACCACAACTCGCCACACCTGCCAAAATAAGCCTCTCCTCGCCATCTACATCCACTGCTCACCTGAACGCACCTCACCCCGCCCGCCTTACCTAACCCGTCCGGATCATAACAAACCTGGGCATACCTGGCCTGCCATAAAAATACCACTCCTGAACTAAGCTCACCTCAACGTAACTCACCTAACCTCGCCTGCCTTGACACAACTTGCTACCACCAGAACGTACCCGACCTCACCACGCCTGCCGCAACAAAACCGACCATACCTCGCTCAAACTTACCACGCCTGCCTCAACGCTCCACAACGCACCTTACCCCGCAATACCTGACCGTACCTGCCTAAACAGGTTCCGGGTCGTCATGCTCTAAATCATCAACGGTAGCGAGCACGTCCTCTATCTGTAATATAATAGAACCCATCTCATCTACATCGTCTTTAGTTACATGACGTATCCCTTTAGATCTAGTGGCATTGTTCATAGCTATCAAAGCGTCTTCAAGTAAGCCGTAAAGTTCTCTGACTTCATCTACCCACTCTTGATAAAACACATCACTACTTGCCATTTAATCTCCTTTCCTTATATACAATGGAACTCTAATCCATCCTTTTTTCTCTAACAATATTTTTATTATATGGTTATAATTATATTTTTTCATAGTTCTCCTTTCTCTATATGCGGTGCTGCTAAACAACAGCACCGCTGCATCGAGTATGCCTGTTACGCTGCATACTTATCGATGATGCGTTGAGCCTCAGAGAAAAACTTATGAAGTTCTTGTAGTTCTCCATATTTCTTCCTCCATGTGTTCAAATCTCTAGCAGCCTGTTCCAATATCTGCCTTCGATAATCCTCATTGTCCAACGCTATATCCAGTGGAACGTAACTGCGCTCGGCGTTGTCGTCATCACCGTCTGACGTAGTTACTTTTACACTATGAAAAGCACGAACCGGTTCGTCTACATGCTGCGTGACGACCATGACTGAACCGATTAGCATCCTAGCTTCGTGCAATCGATGCTTCTCCGCAGCTGAAGCATCATCCCACGTGAAGCACGAGTGAAGTGGCGAACTCTTTCTTTCTGCCGCCTTCACAACTACATGTGGATTGAGGGTCCCGTGCTTATTAGATATCGCTTCAAGTTCTTCTCCAACAACTTGAGCGTCCACTGAATATTTTGTTTTACCGTTGTTCCTAAATTCATAGGACTGTATTATTCTTCTACGCAACTTTAACCTCCTTCTTTCTTTCGATCTTTGTTACGTTGGTTACTTTAAACATACCAAAGTTACCATTCTTTTGCGGTCTCCATTCTCCGACACCAGATGCAAACCCCGCTACATTAAACACGTTGATCAACTGTTCAATTGACCAGGCATTAGCATTGTATCGAACAGGAACGTCTGCCTGCCATTCTGTAAACTCACCTCTATATCTGAGGTCAGCTGCACCCATACCAACACGCACCATGTCTTCTCTCATCACAGGCTTACCTTGAATCTTAATTAAGTCACATGGAATGTGGAATGATCCACGAGCTGAGACTTTTGTAAGACCCTCAATGTGAGAGCAAGCGTTAACAGCTGCTGCCTTAAACGCAATAGCAGGGAAGCCATAGTCTTTACCGTTCGGCATCTGATATAAAGAATCTCTAAAACATTTTTCAGGATCCTTTGCTTCTCTACCAGCAGCTTTAGCTATCTTCATCTGCTTATCTCTTATTTCTTGTTTAGCCTTCTCAGACCATTTGTTACATATCAAAGGTGAGTCACCTTTTAATGTTATAATACAGTCCTGTAATACTACGCCTGGGACTGTGATGTTATCAGGCTCTTTTTTCTTGGTCATTTTTATTACCTCTTATTCTTTCTTCTGATTCTTTATCAACCAGATATTCTATGAAACCAGCAACAGATCTGTAATCTCGATCGGCCATGGTCTTTAGTTTTTTGTAGCTTTCTTTCTTGATAGCCACAGACTTATATCTTGATACATCTGTCATTACACCCACCCTAAGTGATGAACGAGCATAATGGCTATAATGCATCCTATGATTATACTAATCATTTCTCATCATCGTTCCTTTCCTCTTGTTCATACAAGATTAATTCAACCCATCCGGGTATTACATATTCCATAATAACCTCATTTCTATATTTCTTAACTAATTATATAATATCTCAAACTATATTGTCAAGTCCTAAAAAAATATTATTTATTGGTTGAAAAAAAAATTATTATATCCATATATATTATACCAGGTTATTGAATATGATCAGTTCAATATTGTGGCGGAATAATGGTTTTAACAGAGCCATAACGCACGGGGCGAAGTAGCTGACGGACAAGTGTTTGAGGCTATCAGCTTTGGTTCGAGTAGAATGTCAGGATGTCTATCTGTGTTTCGAAAGTTAAGGGTGAAACAACTAATCCCTTCAAATTACCTGGATCCAATCATACACGAGCATATCTAGAACACCCTTGTATGGTCATTTAAACAGGTTTTTTTTACTTAATTTCCCCCCAATTTGCACCAATTTCACAATCTACCTTAATTGGCACTTTGAGATCGACACACTCTACCATTTGCTTTTCAATCTTCTTTGCCTGGATCTCAGACTCAAAAGAGCAATCTAATTCGTCATGAACTTGTATGTGTGGGACTACTCCTTCTTTGTATAAATCTAATATAGCTTTCTTTGTCATGTCTGCTGCCGAGCCTTGTATTAATCTATTCAACGCTTTGTATGTAAACGCACGTTTAATATTTTTTCCGTGTTCCCTGGTCGCTTGTTCACGAGGCAATGGCTTATGTACGCCAAAGCTAGCAGGTTCCCATAAATCAAAACGACACTTACGTCCAAGTAAAGTTCTTACAAAACCATTCTCTTGTGCGGACTTAGAGGCCTGGTCCATGAGCTGTTTTACAAAAGGAACTCTACTATGATAAGTCTTAAATAGTTCATCAGCTTGTTCGTCATTCAAGCCCAACTGACTTTTCAACTTACCTTTACCCATACCATAGAACAAACCTAAGTTAACAGTTTTAGCTATCTTACGATCAATGTTAGCCATCTCTGCAACTGTCCCGTGAAAGTCCAAGTCATTGTTATAACCATCAATGACTTTATCAGCACCATCCAAACCATTCCTGGTTATAGCGGCGTAATGAGCAACTAGCCGTGGTTCTTGCTGATTGTAGTCGAAACAACCCCACGTGGCTCCTTCTTCAGGTATAAATAAACTTCTAATCATTGGTCCTATCTTTTCATGCCTAGCAGGTATCTGCTGGAGATTAGGATTAGACATAGAGAAACGACCGGTGACAGTGCCACCCTGATCTGATCTCATCTGATGTATTTCAGCATGTATCCTACCTTTGTGTTGATGCTTCATGATAGTATCAATAAAAGTTGTCCTGGCCTTGTTTATCTCACGAGCCTGAACAACTAACTTAGCCAGCTTGCTAGGATGTGTGCCTAAAAAATTTTTATCAAACTTAGGCTCCTTTGCTTTTGCTGTCTTCTCATAAGGTATGTCCATGGAGTCAAAAGCTTTTGCAATTGAACGTGCTGCCCACAAGTCAACAGAAACCCCTGAGATGTTTTGGATAGAGGAAACAAGAAGATTCTCTTCTTGTAAGAGTTTCTCTTTTATCTGAGCAGCACGGTCGGTGTCTATGCGGACACCTCTCCACTTCATCTCGATTAAAGCCGGAAGTATATTCGTCTCTAATGAGAATATGGAAACTAAATCTTGTTTGTATATCTCTGATTCTAGGCGACCCCAAAGCTTAAGCGTGAGCTCTGCATCTTGTTCAGCATATGGACCAACGAACTGAGCGGGGAGCTTATACATCTCACCTTTAGGATCTACACCCCATTCTTTTGCAGCCTCATATAATAAAGCCTCTGACTTCTTTTCACCCAGGTAATCTTTAGCCACAGCATTCAATGAATAACCCATACGGTTCTCGTCTATTATTTGTGCAGCTATCATTGTATCAATCAAAGTTCCGTTAACTGGTATGTCCTGGTGCTTAAGCCAACCAACATCATACATAGCATTATGAAAAATCTTTCTGTTTGGCAGCGCCATCATTTTTTTAAATTTTCTAAAAAATATTTTTTCATCAAAATTACCACCGCCAGGATGTCGTAAAGGAAAGTAACCTTTCCAACCTTCAACAGCAATTGCAACGCCTATGATTGCACCATTACCCGTAGCCCAACCAGGTCCTTTTGTTTTTATATCAGGATCCATTGTCTCTAAGTCGATAGCTATTTCTTTAGCGTCATCTAAATCAGGAATGTTTTCTGGCGGCAACCACTCACTCGGTGGTTGAAACATTGGTATTTGATTACTCATGTAAGCTTCTATTTTCCCTTCTTTGTATTCTGGTAGTATCCAACTATGATCTTTCATCTAAAAATTTCTGAGAATTCTAAATTACTTTGACTAGCCACAAGATGCAAGGACTGTTTTGCTCTGGTCGCTCCAACGTAAAACACTCTTCTTTCATCATCAGGGTTAATAAGATAACCCTGCTCAACTCTTTTTGTAATATCTGTTAACAACATAACGTTGTCTGCTTCACCGCCTTTAGCACCGTGTATTGTCGATACTTTTATTCTAGGTTTTAAATCAATCTCCTCATTGTTTCTAAGTAAAGACAAAACATAAACTTTCATAGTCTCTGATACTTGACTTAATGCGTAATGCCATGGTGTCTGCTGCTCAACCTTTAGTCCATGTTCCATGCCCAGTGTTGCAATGTTAAACATTTTCTTTTCATCTACACCAGTCATGCCTTTATGACCTCGAGCTACATCTTTATCTAATTTAAAATAAGAATATAAATTTTTAACTTGATTGTAGTTTATCTCTTCTCCTCTTTGTAAACTCTCCCAGGTCCTAATAGCCTCCACTAATTTTTTAGACACAGAAGGGTTATCAAACTTTTCATAATACACACCCATACTTCTTAACTCATCAACTAACTGTTCAGCAACATAGTTAGTTCTACCCAACAAGAGCCATGATCCGTGTTTCAAGTCTACAGAATCAAATCGATGTATGTGTTTTTCAAGAAAACCAGATGCAGTTTTAGGCCTGTAGTCCTTTGGCACTCTGTTTTCTATTCTGTTTACTAATTTATTTGCTACACCATGCACCGCAATAGGCACACGATACGATTGATTTAATATCTCTCGTTTACCCGGTAAATCTATTAAGAACTCAGGTTGTGCACCTGACCATTTAAATATTGCCTGGTCATCATCACCTGCAATATAGACTCTTTCAACTACGCTTTGCATGTGCTTAACCATCTCCCACTGTATGTAAGACAAGTCTTGAGCTTCATCTACAATCAAAACATCTAAATTAGGATTAGGTGTTTGTTTATTATATTCAATCAACATGTCAGTATAATCAAATAAATTTCTTTCTTGCTTGTAAGCTTTCACAGCCCTGTCAACATAGTCTAGTTTTAACCACCCGCCAGGCACGTGACCAAACTCATGAAACACTTTTTGTAATGACTCATTCTTAACCTTAGCTAGATTTATCAACTGCATGTAAATATCATCAGCCACAAAAGCACCATAAGTATTTATTGTTGAGTCAGGATTAGTTAACCTAAGCTGCAATATGTTTTCTAAATCCTTGTAATGTTCATCTTTCATCACATTTGTTTTATCAAGTTTTAATGCACGATACGCCAGGCTATGCAAAGTTCTAAAATTAGAAAACTCTTTTCTATCCACACTAAACTTAGAGCAGGCTCTGTTGACGGCTTCTTGTGATGCCTTACGAGTAAAAGCAAAGTATCCTATGCGGTCGGGTGGTGTTCCACGTTCCAACTCCTCCTCAACAATACGCAACAACCTGGTTGTTTTGCCTGTTCCCGGTGGTCCAAATATAATTGTTGTGTTATCCATTAGAACGGCAGCTCCTCTTTCATACTAGGTAGATCTAAGTTAATATCATCAACACTTTGATCTGGCACAAACCACATGTAAACAACTTTACCTCTAACTCTTTTACGTGTGTCTCCACCACCTATTTGTTTTATTCTTGCTCCCATTTGTGTCGTAGTAAACTCTGTAAATCTTTTCTTTTGTAAATACTCTTCTAACGAGGACATCTTAAAAAATATCTTACCCTCTTCTGCCCAGGCCTTACCAATCAGTATCTCTTCTATGTTCATAGCTTTACCTTGATCGTTGATAAAATTATCAAGGTGTTGCTCAAAGCGACCCTCTTTTCTAACCTCTTTAGGCATCTCAATTATTTCTACACCCTGTAGCAATTGTTGTATTCTTGCTGTCCAGTCCCTTGTGTTCATAGGATTAGGTAAAACGTTTAGGTTATCCATACAAGCTTTTCTAAATTTAGACTGATCAAACAGTTGATCTGTTGTGAGCTCGAGTCTTTGCCCATCTACATTTAAAAACCATACAGACTCATCTGATTGATACTTTGTTAAGTCACCAAACTTATGCTCATAGTCAGGACCTACACCATGTATTCTTTGTCTACACAAGTTTGAATTACAATGTGAACACATAGGTTGGTCTTTACACTTGTATGCGTATTCTTTTTTCTCATGTTGTTTTATTGTTTTGTTTACCTGAGCAATAGATAGAGAAGGGTCCATATACTTATGATTGAACTCAGATATTTTATCTTGCCAATGGTCAGGAAAAGCTTTCTTCGCATACACTGCGTATTGATACAAAGCATTATCTCTGGTGCCTTCAGGAAACCCCTCTGCCATTAAAGTTTCAAGGCACGGTGGTCCGTCTTTCAATTCACGTGACTCATCAGCCACACTAATCTCTTTTAATTCTTTTGGTGTCAACACTATGTCATCGTAATGTTTATAAAACTCTTCAACGGTTAAAGACTTGCCCTCATCATTCATGGCGTATCTCATACTCTCATCACCGCCGTGATAAGGTAAATTTAAAAAGTTACCTGTGTCTCCTCTGTCTGCTTTAATCTCTGTTTGTTTAGGAAATATTTCACAGTCAGCATAACCTAAGTAAGCTGCAATCTCATAGAGCTTGTTTCTCATTATTGTTGCAGACACGGATTGTTTGGTGAATAAAAACAAATGTGCCCCGCCACTCTTAGAACGGCACACACTCATAGGAATCTTTTTTAATTTAAGTTTTTTTATTATTGCTACAAAATCAAGTGGATACTTATCAATATCACAGCAACCCCAAAAACAATTACTATCGTCCATGATAGGCACAACACCCAGCGACGGGTCCTGTCCTTCCAAGTGGTTCTTATAGTATTCTTCTAATAGAGGTTCTTTTTTTATATAAGCTTTGCCGGATAGTTTACCATTCTCTTTAGTTTCTCCTTTATAGTAAACACCATAGGCTCTATCTAAACCTCTGAATATCTCTCTAAATTTCTTGTAATCCAAAACATCTCCTAAATAAGGAAGGGGGCCGAAGCCCCCTTATAATTAAAATGGTATGTCTTCGTTAGCTTTATCTGAAGATGCTTCACTCTCCTCATAAGAAACGTTTCTCTCACCTTTACGGCAACTCTCTTCAAAGTCTTTTGCCATTTGTAAGATTTCAGCACTGTTATCTAAGTCAGTGATGACTGCTTCTTTAGTTGGACCGTTCCAACCATACCAGGTGCCTTTGTCATTAGACTCTTTCATTGTTGACCACTTATAGACGTGAGCAAAAGAGGGAGCAGCAAACAAAGTTCCGTTGGCATTCTTTAAGAACTGTCTCTTCATCATAGTGTTCCAACGTTTACTGTGCTTCAACTGTGTTGATTTAAACGTAATCACAGCAGGTGAAGGCACGCCAGTCTTATCCATAACTAAAACAAAATGATTGTGGCAGGTATCAATGTAGTTACCACTATCTAATCTGTCTTTGTTCTGATCATCTCTTTTTGTTTTCATTAAGATGTCAGAGCTAGCATCATAGACATTTACAGGTGCACTACTGCCCTGACCACGATCAGTCCATTCAACATACTGTAATTGAAAATAACAAGGTATAACCTTAATCCCTTCATCAGTCTTAAACAGTTCTTGAGTTACAGTATTGTAAATCATTCCTGCTTTTGCACCCTCAATTTCTTCTAACTCAGGTGACAACTGCATCAAGATTTTTATCCTTGGTGTAGCCATTGTGTCAGTAGAAACATTTTGTAAACCTCTACCTGACAATGCTTCAAGACTTGACAGCGTCACCGCTGCTACGTCTGTGTTTTGTTTTTTATCAACTGCTTTAGCAGTAGACATTTTCTTCTTGTTTTTAGTTTTTCTAGTTTTACGCATATTATCTCCTTATCTTTATTTCATTCAAAACATGTACCCCGAAAAGATCTAAAGGTATTTCAGCTGGGTTGCCTTTATCTAGCTGCTCTTTAAAAAAAGCTTTAAGAGTGCTTGGATGTATTGATGCATTATCCACCGGCTGTAATCCTTGCTCTTCGATCGCATGAATGAATTCTTGCGCTTTAGAGTCTTCGCCTTTAGCGAAGCTTGCTTTTACCTCACGTTTGATTAAGTCACCGAATCCTTTATTTCGTAACACCTCAAAGGCATCTTCTTGTAGATCCTTTTTAATGTGTGCTACTACTTTTTCAGATGCAGTAACTTTTGATCCATTCGCAAGGGTTAGTGATGTTAGATTCTTTGATCGTAAAAGATCTGCGGTCTCATCGTACAACTTTTGTAGCTTAGAATTTAAGTCTTTTTTGTGTAACTCAATATTACTAATCTCAGCCATAGTTGATTCGATTTCTTGACACTTCGATCCTAAAGAGGACAAAGATCCGTCATCTAACTTACTAAGGTCCTTAGATGATTGTTCTAAAGAACTTAGCACTGATGCGTTGTTCATTAAGTTCTCCTATTCAAATCTATTTCTATGGGATAATACTTTTGATGTCTTTTATCCCACTTCAATAAATTAAATTTACCCCTATTTATATCTGCACAATGAGCACATACAATGCCTATGAGTGAAGGATCACCAAGACAAAGAATGTAATCATCGTCAGTATACTCTTTGATTACCTTCTTAATTTTGGCAACTGCAGGTCCAGGTGATAAAACAACCTGAAAACCAGGGGGCATGACTGGAACTAACTTACCATACTTATCAGCAGATAAGATGTCCCGACCAGGCATCTCTTGTACTATATATACTATGCTCATATTTCCTTCTTTCTCAATGCGTATTATATAATAGTTGCAATCGTAATTTCAAGCACTATATTTATTTTTAGAAAGAATGAATAAAATACAGGACTATCCGTTTAAGACTGAGCCTTTTGCTCATCAGCTAGCTGCACTAGGTGCTGCTTTAGATAAGGATAATTTTGCCTGGTTTATGGAGATGGGTACAGGAAAAACACTTGTGGCTATTTACAATGCTAGTTATCTATACGACAATGGACACATAGAAAGCCTGTGCGTTATAGCACCAAAAACTGTTTACAAAAATTGGATTAGAGAACTTACGAATCACTTACCTGATCACATAGTGCCTGACATATTTGTTTGGGGCTCTGATAACAAAGCAGAGGAAAGAAAAAAATTAGACAAGATATTTTTACCAAACGATAGTTTTAAAATATTCTTAATGAACGTTGAGGCTTTCAGCACAAAAAAAGGCGTAGACTTTGCAAAGAAATTTTTTCTTTCACATAAAGCCATGGTCGCAATTGATGAGAGCACCACCATTAAAAATCCTACAGCAGCAAGAACAAAAAGTATTTTAAAACTTGCACCTTTAATTAAATACAAAAGAATAATGACAGGCTCACCTGTCACCAGGTCTCCAATAGATCTGTATTCACAGTGTGCTTTTCTTGACGAAGACTTGTTAGGCTTCAGTTCTTTCTGGGCTTTTAAAAACAGATATTGTGTTATGGTTAGAAGAAACATGCCTACGCATAATTTTAACATGGTTGTTAGATATCAAAGGTTAGATGAGCTTGCTGAGAAGATAGAAAACTTTTCTTATCGTGTGCTTAAAGATGAGTGCCTTGATTTACCAGAAAAAATATATCAGGTACGTAATGTGTCAATGACCACAAAACAATTAGAAATGTATATGACTATGAAAAGAATGGCCATAGCAGAACTAGGGGGACAAAGATTGACAGCGCTATCAGCGTTAACACAAATATTAAGGCTACACCAGATAGTTTGTGGCCATGTAAAGCTAGATAACGGAGAAGTAAAAGCAGTAGAGAATAACAGGATAAAAGAATTAATGAATATATTAGAAGAGACATCAGGCAAAGTTTTAATATGGGCTAATTATAGACATGATATACAATCTATTGCAAAAGAAATAGCCAAGGTCCATGGTCCGAGTTCCGTTGCTACCTTTTATGGTGACACGTCTAATGAAGAAAGACAAAGAATTATTGATGAGTTTCAAAACGAAGAAGAGTTAAGATATTTCGTAGCGAATCCAAAAACAGGGGGCTATGGTTTAACTTTAACCAGGAGTCACACTGTGATATACTACAGCAACTCTTATGACTTAGAAGTCCGGTTACAATCGGAGGATAGAGTGCACCGCATAGGACAAACATCAAAAGTCACTTATGTTGACTTAGTAACTGAAGGCACTGTAGATGATAAGATTGTACAAAGTCTGAGAAATAAGATTAACATAGCGACACAAGTCATGGGAGAGGAGTTAAAGCAATGGCTGATTTAAGCGTATTATCTTTAGGAGCGGGAGTGCAATCAAGCACGCTGGCTTTTATGTATGAGTATGGTGAGGTGGGACCAATGCCTGACTTCGCTGTGTTCGCAGACACTATGGCGGAACCAAAAGAAGTTTATGACTGGTTTGATTGGATGAAGGCTAAAATAAAAAACTATCCAATTCATGTAATTAGCGCTGGTAACATTGAAACAGATTCACTTGAGGCGGCAGAAGGTTTACATACTTCAAGAACCCCACCTTTCTTTACAAAAGATCCAAAGAAAAACAGCATGGGTATCTTGACCAGGCAGTGCACAGGTCATTATAAGATAGAACCTATTCACAAGTTTATTAGAGAGCACATGGGATATCAGAAAGGACAACGTGTTAAGAAAGGCACTGTTGTTGATATGATCATGGGTATATCTCGTGATGAGATGTATCGTGTTAAAGAGGCTAGAAAGCCTTGGATTAGAAACGTATATCCCTTAGTAGATAGAAATATTACCAGAGCGATGTGTAAGAAATGGTTTGATGATCATGCCATGCCTAAACCACCAAGATCAGCTTGTACTTTTTGTCCTTATAAAACATGGAAAGAGTGGAAGTATTTAAAAGATAATTCACCCGAAGAGTTTCAACACGTTATTGAGTTTGAAAAGAAAATCAATGGTGGGTTTAAAGGTATGCGTGAAGGTTACACTGTATTTGTTACTAAAGAGGGCAAGCCCTTGAGTGAAATAGATATAGATAAAAAAGCAGAAGACAAACAGATTAATATGTTTGATGAACTTGGTGGCGTTGCCATTAACGATTGTGAAGGGATGTGTGGAGTATGAGAATAATGTATCAAAACGGTGAGGTCTTTTTAAGTCTTACAAGAGATGAAGTTGACCACATATATGAGAATAAGGGGCAGCCTGTTGCTTTAGGAATTAGAACTTTAAAAGTTTTACACGAGGATGTGTCAAAGGCTGTGTTACATCATTGGTCAAACGTTGAAGTATGGGATGCTATCGAAGAACACCTAGAATCTCACAAAAGTAAATAATATTAATAATTAGGCCCAGAGTTAGCTACGATTTCAGCTAGTGATTCACAGCGTTTTGGTGTCTGCGAGTGCCACCTAGAATCTTTCATTTCTTCGGCTGCTGTTTTCCAATCTTTAACTCGCATTGCTTTCCACATTTTTTTAAATTTTCTAACACCGTTTGTTCCTAATTGAAACACCATCTCAAGAATTACTTCAGATACATGTTGTGGTAAATCGTGTCCAATGCACTCGTCTATAAGATGGTCAGCCCCCGCAGCTGCTTTATTTAAATCTAATTCAAATAATTCATTTACTTCATCCATGGAGATCTCTACGCCTTCCGCATATCTTTCTCGTTCGTGGGGCTGAATAAGGTGGCCTATACCGATCGTGGCCTTTCCTAAACTATCGAGGTACATGGTTGTGCGCAGGCCTTCATGGTCCTGCACTCTTGCCTTCAAGGCATCTGTAAGTTTAATCATAAGTGGTATTATAACATCTTAATAATCAAACCCAAGACCAAATCTTAAATTGCCAGAGGGGTCTATCCCTATGTTATAATCAACTGGAGTTTGATTAAACATAAAGGTATCTTCAAAATCTATGCCTCTATTAGGATTGAGAGGGTCAAACTTAAACCTGTCTAAACCCATGTCAGTGCCGAAGTTTCTTATTTTGTTAACATTTTGTAATATTCCATCCAGTACAGTATTGTCTGCCATTAACGTGGAGGGGTCCATTTCACTTACTCTAATAGGATCAAAAACTTGTCGGTTAAAAAGTGGATTGATAGAGGCCTGTATATTATTACTTTGTAAAATACCGTCTATATCTTCTGGAGCTACACCTCTAGGCTCATCTTTTCCTGTTATTTTTCTATTTAAAGATCTCAAAAGATCTAGTCCGACACCTCCACTCAAAGCTCTCTCACCAACAGCACCGAGCGTGTCTCCAGTTGCTTTTGCAAAATCTCCAACAACTTCAGAGGGGGTAGGGCCATACATTTTTGCTAATCTTTCTGTCTCCTCTCGTAAACTCCGAGGAGCATCTTGTGTCATCTGCAATAATGTGCCTCCGGTTCCCGGAACCTGTTTAGTAAATTTATTTTTAAAATCAGTTAATCTTTGTTCTTGAAAAGCTCGTCTAGCTAATCTCTCAACAGGCACATCATCCCTACCGCCAAAAAAAGCATCTCTTGTCGCTTCTCTGATTGCCGGACCTGAGCCTCTGTTGAAGGCTACCATGCTTTTCTGTAAATCTTTAAACGACTTTGACACTATGCTCTCCTCTTTAATGATGCCTGTAATAATTCATCTTGCGGGAATAAAACCTCAGCTCTTTCTGCTGACAAAGGCCTGTTGATTACTTCGTTTATATCAGGGACCGGTGGTCTGGCTACCTGAGTTAGATCAGGAACCTTAACTTGCGTTTCTGCTTGTTGAGCTTGATTTGAATCTGCTGGCACTGTTTCTGGTTTTACAACTTCTGTTTGTTGTGTTTCAGGTAATAGTTTTTCTTTTATTGAATCTACAAACTTACCTGTGTTCATGTTGTTAGCGATCGTTACATCTTTTAATCCACCAAACTCACTATAAGAATCTTCAGCAGATTCTATTAAACCAAGTTGAGTAAAGTCGTTTTCTAATGACTCAAGTAAGGCCTGGTCATTATCAAAAAATCTTTCCAAAGCTCTTCCTAAACTAACAAGATTGCTTGGGTTTTTTAAATACTTACCGGTAGACAGATCTTTCATTGCCTCTGTCATTGGCTTTAAAACAAAAGGTTGAGACATCAAACGAGCAGAGTATTTGGATAACAAAATAGCAGCTATTGTTCCAAGAGGACCCACGGTTAAAGTGCTTGCTCCCACTAGACCAGCACCAGTAACACCTCTTAAGAAAGAACGCACACCACCGATTTGAGCTCTTCTAGCCAAGAAGGTAGAAAGATTAAAGTTTTTATTATTAAAGAAAATAGCAGAAGCATCTGCAAATTCTTTTAAAGTGTCTACGGTTAACGTCTTTCCATTTATGTCTTTCAATTTTGCAAGATTTAAAGCCTCTGAAAGCCCTCGCATTTTACCATCATCTAATTTACCAAACTGATCAAGTCCTAAACCCATTTTATATTTGTTAACATCAAAGGTCATCTTACCTAAGTCGTCTGCGAGTCCTGTGCTTCCTTTACTTGTCGTTGTAAAAGCTTCTTGAAAAGCTCGTCCTAGTTTAAAAGTTAAGGCTTCTCTAAAAGCATCCTCACCTGTCCCTGTAATACCAGCCGCTCTTAAGTCTTCTACTTTTGCATTTTTAAAAATCTTATGAATTGTTCTTGCACCTTGAGGAGTTTCTAAGGCAAAAGCTCTGTCAAAAAGAGTGTCTAAAAAACTACCTCCCATTAAAACCTTATCTTCAAAATAAAAACGACCAGCACCTTTAAAGTTTTTCTTTTGATCACCCATCAGTATTGAATACATATCATACTCCAGGTCGGCTTTATTTAAATTGTCTAAATATGCTTTTTTTAATTTACTAAAAGCTTCATCGGTGACGTTTGCAGGTTTTATAGGGTTACCCAAAATCCTTTCCAAAATATCTTGAGCGCCCATTAAATCATCTACAGATGCTTTACCAACTCTACCTGTGCCTTTTTCTGATAGCTCTCCAATGGTTGTTTGTATGATGTCTCTAGTATATTTTATTCTATCATAATCTACAAAACGACCTGCATTCGCTGCATTTTTAGGTTCTAATATTTCTTGAAATATATCTGAAACCGCTTTTAAATCTCCTGATGCTTTACCAAAATCAGTTCCAGCAGTTAACCTATTTAACATTTGTGCTGAATAGGTTCTTAAACTTTCTATATCAAAAGCTTTATTGAGTAATCTGCCAGACTCATCACGAAGTCGATATTTTTTTAAAATATCTTGCATCATTTTTTTATCACCAGATAAAAAAGCCTCTCTAACATTGTATCCCATTTTAGCCATCACTGTTGATGGTCCTGCTTTCGCAGCTTCAACGAGTTCTTTAAATCCAGGCACAGTGCCTTCACCTTTTTTAATAAACTTACCAACGTTTTTAGCGTAAGCTTTTTCAAACTCAGGACCAAAAAAAGGAACACGACCTAACACATTAGGTAAAGAGCTAATGATTGGAATGTTAGATACCTCTGCTCTACCAGGCTCTACACCAATGTTTTTTAATCTATTGTAGACAGCCTCGTTTGGAGCTAATAATTTTGTGCCGCCTGCTTTAAACAAACTCATAACAGGACGAACGGCAGTTAAACCACCACCTAACATTAAATCAAACTGAGCTTCTTTTTTTAAATAATCAACTAATTGATCTCTAGTTGGTCTATTAATGCCTGTTTCAAAACCAATCATCTCTCCGTATTCATCAAAGGTCGGACTATACAAAACTCCTTTTGAGTTTAAGTGAGTCAACAAACCTTCATATCCTGCAAGAGAAGAAATATATGCTGCAGTTCCACCTAAAATAGCTCCTACTGCTGCGCCAGGTATACCAAAAAATTTACCTATGTTTGCTCCTATTCTGGCTCCCGCTATCGTCCCTCCTAAAGAGGAAGAGAGGCTTGTTAATAATTTTAGACCAGGTAAAGGGTTGGGTCTGTCTGTAAAATATTGAAACTTGTCATCTAGTTCATTTAAATCATAAGTTTCTGGGTACATCATTCTATCAGTGTATCCATATTGGTTCATGAAATACTCAATGCTATTAATTATTTCTTGTTCTGGTAAACCTTTTTTCATTCCCTCAGTGGTTACCTTTTGAATAATCTCTTTCATTCCCTCTAAAGGAATTTTAGCGGATGCAAACTTACCAGCTGTTTCATACTTAGATGCGGCTTGTTCAAAACCAAGAACTTTAGGTAACTCAGCGCCTTTTTCTAGATCAGGTTTGTCATCTTCTTTTTCTACTAAATCACCCTCAACAAACTGTTTAACGTCTTGCACAGTAATACCGTCTGTAACTTCTGGATTATCAGTTTTTTGTAGAAACTGAAGTCTAGCTAGATAAAGATCATCAAGTGTTAAATAATTTTTCATTAGTACCTTATATCGTATTTATCTAAGATCGACATCAAATCGTAATACTTAACTTTTTGATTATGATTCTGTCCGGTTGATTGTAAATCATTCTCCTGAATTTTTTCAGAGGGCACGGTTGTTTGTGCATTAATTTGACCATTTACTGAAGCGACAGGAACTCCGTTTTGTATGGGTGTTTTGAAAACAGAGACTTTGTTTGGTTGCCATTTATAAAGATCAAACACACCCTCCGCCTCTGTTTGAAAGTTTTCCTGTACTAAACTATTATATTGTCTAATGCTACCTTCTTTAAACTCTTGTAGTTTAGAGTTTAGTTCTTGCGGACCTGTGAGTATGCTACTGAAACTAAACTCACCGATAGATGATTCAATTGTGTCTTTCAACAGTCTTTGTTCTGGTTGCTGAAAACGTGCAAACATAATACCCAATATTTTAGACTTCAGCCCTAATTGAAACACTTTAGGGTTAACACTGAATTGTTTTCCAGCGATTGTAAAAGTATATTTTTCCAAATCAGTTGGCTCTGGTCTAACAAATTTTCCATCTACAAACTCAATACCCTCTTCTGCTGCTGCTTGTACAAGAAAGTTAAATGTATCTTGAGCGTCTTTTTTAATGTCTCCAATTGGAACCATTGTTTCTACTCCAAATTGATTAGAAACCGGTAAGGTGCTAGATGCGGTTAAACCCTTTTGCTTCATGTATTCATCAACTGCACCAGGATTAGTAAGTATGTCGTTTATTGAAAAACCTTCGAAAGCGTTTGCGGTATATAATTCTTGGTTCAAAGCATTAATGAGCTCACCATCAAGATCAATCCCTTGTGACTGAAACAATAAATTTTGTTTCATTTTTATTTTTACATCTTCGTCACCACCAGTGTCTAACATATCAATCTCAGAAAAAGCTAATGCAAAATCTGCAGCTTGTTGTTTTGAAAAAAGTTGTTTTGTATCAACATTATTTGTTAAGGCAGATATAAAATCTGCACCTTTAGCTAAACTTAAACTAAGTAATGCTTTTGGACCCACAAGAGCTGCGCCGGTCTCTTGATCCACTATATCCTCGCCTTGAATCGCTGTGATAAAATTAATTGTTCTCAAATGTCTGTTCATAACAGGAAGGGCTTCTTTAAAAAAAGTTTCTTGATTACGAACACCATAGTAAAAAGGTGTAGCACTCTGATCATCAAACATAGCAAACGGACGTGCCATGATTACTTGACCATTTTCCAATTCAATGGGTTGAATTGCATTTAGTTTTTCAAATTCTTCTAAACTATCTACAGCTACAAAATCAGGAGAATAACTTAAAATAGCACCATTAGGTGCAAAATTCTTTTTTCTTAAATATTTAGTTGTGTTGAAGTTTTCATTTAACTTAGCTTGATTTGCAGCAACAGTAGCCGCTCTATCTAATAAATCTTTTTCTTTTTCAAAAGCCATGGACACAGCAGTAGCGCCGATCTCTTTCTCTAATGCATTTCTATCCTGAGCTAACTTTACAGCACTATCAAGAACAGGTCCGCTTGCCTGACCTAACACGTCTAAGAAACCAGCAAAACCTTTTTCATTAGTTCTACCTGACACTAAATTAGATGCTAATTGTAATAGAAGTAAAGCAGGAGTTGTTGTATCTTTAACATCGGTAGATTCTCTTAAAATATCTTTGAAGCGTTCTACCTCTTTTTCAAAATCAAATGCACCCTCTTCTGCTGCAGCTATATTGTTTTGTTTTTCATTTTTATTTGCAAAATTAGCTTCACTTCCTGCACCGTCACCAGCAGTTTCAGAATCTAAAACTTCTTTTTTCTCACCGTCAACTACCTCTTCATTAGTCTGACCCTCACCCCCGCCTAACAAATTAATTAAATCTTTTGTCCTTTTGTCTACTCTGAACGGACTCTCACTGCCTCTTTTTAAATCTAATTGTGGTTGAGGAAATGGACCTTCTTTTGCGATGCTTTCCATCAAAGATAGATCACCTGTCTTTACGTCTTTAAATGGTTCATCTAACTTTAGCTCTTCTTCAGGAAAGTCGTAAACTGGTTTGACCTTTTCAGGATCAAATCCTCTTTCTGTTAAGAGATCAGGATCAAGTCCTCTTTCTCTAGCTTCATTAAACTTATTTACTCTATAGTTTTCAGCAGCCTTAATCTCAGCTGCGGTGACTCCTATGGTGGCTAAGTCTCTTTGAAAGTTTGGTCTTAAGGTTGCTTGAAGTAAAAAATCTAATCTTTCTTGCGAACCAGGAGGAAAGTTTTCACGGAAAAATTCTGCTGGGTTTGTTCCAAGTTGTGATGGAAAACCATAAGGATTGTTCTCAGTCCTAAATCTAGGGAAACTACCAAACTCTGTATTAACTTTACCTCTATCCAACCCAAAGAAAGCTGTTCCAAATTCTGTACCAATCACTTTACTTGCCTCTCCAAAAGGAGCTAACAAATAATTAAACATGTCTCCATAGTAATCAGGAGATGCACGGAAGGTATTTTTGAACTGATCCATAATACCTAAGGCAGCATATGGAGTGGTTCCTTTTTTAAACTCGTCTCTTGATGTCGTGTAACCCGAAGTTACACCACTAAGAAAATCAAAACCTAAAATAGGTTTAAAAGGATTTGAGTCGTAAACACTAGTGGGTCCAGCACCACGAGGTTCAGATCTTATTGAAGAGCCTCCTTTAAAACCCTTAACAAACATTTTTCTGTTATATACATCATTCATTATAAGCTAAATCCGCCTTGGTTTAATAAAGAACTAATCCCGGCTAAACCGACACCAGCACCAAGTAATTGACTAAATGGTGAAGGAGAGGGTTGAGTTACGAAAGTTTGTTGACCAGAAGGAACTCCTCTTAAAATATCAGAAGCAAACTGTAATCGACCAAAAGGTTCTCTTTGTGTTTCTAAAATATTTTGACGAGCCACGTCTCTTTGCATTTGATCTTGCCTTTGTTGCAATGATCCTAGTCCTAATAATTGTTGTATGTCTGCAAAACCTGACTGTTGTGCTCTAGAACCGAGAGCTCCTATTTGTTCACCTAAACCTTGTTGAGCAATACCTCCAGCTAATGTTTGTTGACCTAATTGACCAAGAGTTGCTGCTGATCGTAACTGTTGCTGTTGAGCTTGTAAAAAGTTTCTCTGCAGATCCTCTGCTATTCTTCTTGATTTAATATCTTGTAAGTTTCTATCGAGTTCAGCTCTTTGCACACCTTCACGACCACCACCAAAAGCACCTGCTGCAACAGCCTGCGCTGCTGCCGTGTTTCTGGCCATGTTTGCCTGTCTGTCAATCTCTGCTAAAGCTTGTTGAGTAACTTGTTGTTGATAAGGGTCCATGAACTGTTGAACTCCTGACGGACCAACCATACCGACACCTTGACCAATAGTGCCTATGCCTGCACCAAGAGTAGTTCCCGCTGCTCCTAATTGCTGAGTGGCAGAGCTTAAGAAAGGTTGAAAAGCTCCTATGCCGGATGTTACACCTGTATTTGCAGCTGTTTGAGCAGCAGTAAAAGCAGTATTTTGTAAAGGTTGAAATTGAGCAACACTAGCAGCAGGTATTGTTTGAGCGACATTAGCAACTCCAGTAGGTCCAAAAACAGACTCAAGAAGTTGCTCTGCTCTTTTTTCAATAAACTCTGGTTGTCTAATTAGTTGTTCTTGAACTGCCATTATGCCATACCTACCATATTACCTAATATACCTTTTTTCTGTGCGTCCTGTAAGCCGTAAAAGAAAGAACCACCCATCTCTTTTGCTTGATCTAAATTTTTTGCACCCATACCATAACCTATATCAGCTACAGTGTCAGCATTAACTACAAACTCACCGTCAGCTAGTTTTGCAAATACAGTGTCCTTGTCCGGTGATCCACGGTCATCGGATATTGGACCGTCTCTTTCTAAAAATAAATCTCTTCTTGGACTGTTTTCTTGAAAGCTTGCTATGTTACCTTCTTTCATTTTGTTAATCAGAATACCATCTGCTGCTTCAAGCACTGGTCTACCCATCATATCAAACTTTGGCTTGAACTGTTCTTCTTTCATCTGCTTATCTCTCAGCTTATTCATCATATCTTCCATCATTTTGTTCAGGAGATAATCATCCATGAAATTTCTTTCTTCCTCAGTTAACGGTCGTTTAACACGTTTACCCTCTTGTGCTCTCATGATACCGCCATCTTTTGTTGGAAAAGTATATGTGCCATCAGGATTTAAAACAGGATTAATTAATCGTGCAAGTCCTGTATTTAAAGAACCTTGGCTACCAATAGTTGGACTATCTGGTAAATCATCTAATTCACCTTCATCAAAGAAACCTAATTGTTTTGCTAATATACCTCCGCCTATCACTAACTCTGGGTTAGTTTTTGCAAAATCTAAAACTTGACTCACGATACCACTATCACCACCAGCATCACCGCTCAAAACATTTTTTCGAGCCATGTCCAATAATTCATTTTCAGATGTGCCTGTGCCTAATCCCTTTAACCTGTTAAACTCTTTTAATGTATCTCCACTAATTGTTTGTCCTTCGCTACCAAGACTCGTTAAACGTGGATCATCTGGACCACCACCGCCTATTGTCATGGACTCACCCGCTTGACCTGGTAGGTACTTGTCACCAAATCCAAAACCTCTCATAGTTGGAGAAAAATTACGTTCACTAAATGCTTTTAATATTCCTGTGTCACCACCGACAACACCAGGTATTCTTCCTTTTGCAAAAAATTGTCCGATCGGACCCTCACCACCAGATAAGAAACGTTGACCACCAGCGCCGATAGAGCCAGCAAGTAATGCGTTTTGAAAAGCCTCTTGACCAGGGTCTCCCCTAACAAGAGAACCTAAACCAGAACCTATAGCAGCACCTGCCGGACCTGCTATTGCATATCCAAGCGTACCACCAATTGCTGGTAAAACGTCTTTAACACCTTCTATAAATTTTTTTAGCATCTATCATTCCCCTGTTGCTGCGCCCCCAAATAAATTAGGTGCGGTAACGTGCACGTCTCTACGTATGTCTTCTTCTTTAGTATCTGTTGCAGGGTCGGCGATATCAGCTTCTACTTCTTCATGAGAGCTATATTCATGTCCTGTTTTTGTATTTGTAACCGTTGTTTCGACCTTAGCACTATAAACAGGTATTTGTTTACCCTCTATTGTGTCATATCGTAGAAGCACTGGTTCGTCTACAATCTTTGCCATAATATAGTTTTATAGGCTTAAAACTAGGAAATCAATAGGTTATTCTACTCAAAATTCATATATAAGTTCCCTGCTATGGATATAGCGTCACTAGTTTTTTTAACAAAATGTTCTAAATATGACGGAAATAGAATTATTTGATTTTCTCTACATTGAGGTCTAAAGCTATATCCACCAAATAAATTGATTTTACTTTCGTCATCATAGTAATATGACTCTATAGCTGTGGCATTAGGATTAGAAAATACAACATTGGATTTGTCAATTTTTTTATAAATAATAAAAGATAAATGCGTACCCGCATGAGCGTGTTGCTCTTGATAATCTGAGTCTCTATAATGATTAACCCAAATATGCTCTAGGTCTAATTTATATCTAGGTAAAACCTCTTTACTTAAAAGTTTAACGACCACAGAATACAAATACTCTAGGGACTCGGGTTCTATATTACCATCACTTATAACAGATGTTTTTAACTTAGAGGCAAAACTTTCTTGTAAATTTTCCTCATTTATTATTATTTTTTGTGCATCTATATTGCCTATCCATATAGGTATAGAGAATAAATTAAGTTTCATTACTGTTGTTGTTTAATCTCCAATACAGAAACTTCAACCATAGCTCTTGACGCAGCATTTGCTTGAACCTTAAAAGAGTCACCTTCTTGATATACCATGCTACTATTGATGGTATTAGTATTCGAAGCCGATACATCAATTTGAAAAACTTGTAAATCAGCACTACCATTATTATGGTCAACATCTACAGTGACCGCATTCGAGCCATCATAGTTGTGCGTGTTGATTGTTTTAACAATAAAAGTAGATACAGGAACTGGTGGGGTGGCTGCAACATTAGCAGTAGGCACTGTAAACACGGTCGTCAAATCAGTTGTTGTTAGATTTGCGATAAATCTTCTAAATACATCAGCCATTTAAAAAAAATGCCCTTCTTGTAGACTCTTCTTGTGTGTCTTGTGTATACTGTGTGTTTAATTGTAAAATCAACTCTTCAAGTAATCTTATTAATTCAGCAGACTGTTGTTGATCATATTCAGACCTAGGATCAGGAAATCTTGTTATTGTTAACTTAGCCATTTTTCATTATCTCCAGGCACACCGTTTTTAACATGTAATTTAAATTCATTTTCTTCATCTGATATTAGTGATTCTATAAGAGTATAATATATCACATTATGCGTCTCATTACATAGTGTTACATCACCTTCTATTTTTATATTTTCTTTTTTCCAATGTCCGGGCTTTTTCAATATTAAATGTAAAAAACCGGGTGATAAACCTATTTGTGTTTTAGGTTTCATTCTAATATATTTTTGATCATCATAAAAAATATGTATGTTATCATAATTAGACTTCATGTAAGGTTTTTGTTTCCAAATTTTTAGTTCCTCCAAAGGTTCCATTATCTTCTACCATCAGGCTGTATATCAAATCTTTGTGTGCCTAATCTCCATGCGGTG